ATCGGAACTCAACTCCGAACTCTGGAACAACGGAACTGATGCTGGTAAAGAAGTTGCTCGTAAGCAAAAACGTAAGCTGACTTATGTGAGCAACATCTATGTTGTGAAAGATCCTGTAAATCCTGAAAATGAAGGTAAAGTTTTTCTGTTCAAGTATGGTAAAAAGATCTTTGATAAGATCATGGAAGCCATGCAACCTGAATATGAAGATGATACCCCGATTGAAGCATTTGACTTCTGGAAAGGTGCTAACTTTAAACTGAAGGCAAAGAATGTTGCTGGTTATCGCAACTATGATTCTTCAGAGTTTGCCGCTGTTGGTCCTCTTCTTAAAGATGATGATGCACTAGAAGCAATTTGGAAGCAAGAATATTCTCTTGCCGAACTTGTTGCTGCTGATCAGTTTAAATCTTATGATGAACTGAAGAAGCGTCTTGAGTATGTTCTGGGCAGCAGGGGTAACGTTCGTCAAGATGCTGAGACTGTTTCTGAAGAAGAAGAGTATGATAATGTCCGTCGTGGTCCTCAGCCTTTTCGTGACCTTGATGATGAACTAAGCTCTGTAGTTTCTCGTCCCGAACGCTCTTCTAAACCTGCGGCTGCAGCTGAAGATGATGAAGATGATGATGCCTTGTCTTATTTCCAGCGACTCGCTGAAGAATGATGCGAAGGGGGGGATTATCCCCCCTCTTTTTTTATCCAATAATATTTGTGTTTTCGGTCTGAATTAAAGTTCCAGTCACATATTCTGAGTTTTTATTATAATACATGATATTATTCATATCATTTACAAACTGCTGAAGATAGGCAGGTCTCAATATGTATATTGATCTTTTTAAATTATTTTTTAATGTTTCATATTCAAAATTACTAACTGCAACAACTGGTGGATTAAGAAATAGATTTTGCAAAGGATCATTAGGGTCTGTAATATTGAAATTCGAGTTAACGACTTTTCCTTCTGGCAAAATTAATCTTCCTTGAGAATCTAAAACTTCGGTAGTTTCATAGTGGTGAACATCATTTAGATGTTGAATTGTGTATTTCTGGACTGAAAAGTTGTACACATCATTATCTGAAAGAGGCCATTCATCTCTTAAGTTTATAATTCCTGCAGATAATAGTACAACCCAATCATAATCAGCTTTTCCATAAAACTCTTCAGCAACAGTATCTGGTCTTGCACCATCAGGAATTTGATACTTGTCAAGCAAGAAAAATTTATCCTTCAGATCATCACGAATCTTTACTCTACGGAAAAGATTTTTAACTGTAATATAATCAAGTGAAGAGTTTTTTGATGGTAAAAATGATTGATACTGTAAGTTTGGGAAAAGTGAAAAATATGCCATTTTAGTATCCTACTCCTTTCTTTCCTTGGTCTGAATCATAATCTTCAGCGTAGATAGGATTGACCTCTTTAAATGTTAATGTTAGTGTCAAATGAACTGGAGTTCCATCATAATAGGTTGTGTATGTATTAGACCCAGTATAGTTAATCGACATATCAGTTAAAGCACATGGTTTAAACACGTTTAGAAATGGGTGATCATTACCCCCACTCTTATACTGTAACTGGAATACTGATGGTGAGCTAATAAATGCTTTAGTGCCTGATTGTGCTCCTCTTGCGGCCATTGATTTTTTAAGTGCTCGAATTATATTTCTGACCTCTTGCCCTTCATCATAATCTCTAGGTGCAAAATCAAACGAAAATGAAAATGTTCTTAAATTAACAGCTTGAAAAAGTAACTCTAAGTTTGTATTTAGAACTTGACCTGTTGCTCTTGTAATGAGACCTTGGACGCTTACATTTCCTCCAAGGCTATTAACAGCATAGCCACTTAGTGCGGTTGTTACTGCCTTATTGAGATTTGCATCATTTCCTAACTTTAATCCCATATTCTTCATAGCATTCACCGCACCTTGCGCACTTTTCATGGGATCAAAACCCTGACTCATAATATTATTTCCTGCACCAAGACCATATCCTTCTAATGCGTTTATTGTATCTTCTCCCCAAGTAACTGAAGTTTGATCATTGATTGTTTGGGGAACAGGTAAAACAATGGTATAATTTGTTTTTTTTGTGGTATTATTATTCAGGGTGTCAGTAAGAGTCGGAACATTTAACTCGTAGTTTGGTGCGCTTCCGATTGATATTGGCTTAGGTTCGTTATCATAAATTTTTATAAAAAGATAATCTGTACTACCATCCAGCATCCTCTTTGGATAACGAAAATTTGTTTGTGTCGTAACTTTTGATCCCGAGCTTAGTGCATTAATTGCATTAGTTGCACCTGAAACTATATTATTAGTTACTGTAAATCCTGCAAGAGAATTGAGTGCCATTTACATTTTTTAGCTATTTATTCTTATTTTTTCAAAAGGAATCATCTCCAAATCTTTGAGTTCAGATTTATATACTTCATAAAGGGATCCAGGAATTTCATCCCAAGTATATTGTCTAGTTTTTCCCCAATGAAAGTTAATACCCCTAAATCCCCACGAAAATACATCAGTAACTGCAACTAAGGGGTTTTGGTCGTATTGAATATTTGGAGTTTTGGGATTATAAACAAATATGTAAAATTTACCTGGAGTTGGAATTTTTCCACTTTCTTGTAAGACATCCAAAAGTTCTATCATTAAATCGTCTGGGTCTTCATTACCAATTAAACCATCAGTTACACCTCTTACACGATTTACATTAATATCAGTATCAGTTAAAATACCTGTTTTAGATTGTTCTTTATCTCTTTGCTTAAGAGTTTTTCTTGGCATTATTTATACCCAAAAAGGTCATCTTCGGTAATAACTTTAAACTCCCACTGGCGATCTTCACAAAATTCTTTTGCTGCTTTCCACTTTGCCTGATTTTTTGCATATTCCATAACTTCATAGATATAACCTTTCGTCTTTTTCTTTTGTGGTATTGGCTCTACTGTTTGTTTTTTTGGTTTAACTTCAATCAAGTATTTTTGAATAGTTCCATTATTCTCTTTTACCTTAATATAGAAATCTGGAAAATATCTATGAATACGCTGATCAAGTGGAGATCTGTATGGAAGAGCGATTTCTTCACTTCCCCATTCCAAAATATTAGCATTGTTATCGCAATATTTCATAAATTTTCGCTCCCATAAAGATCTATAAACGATATTAGTTGGATCACCTTTATACTTTTCTGGGTGAATGGGTTTATATTTTCCTTTATATGACATCTAAATATCTATAACATAGAGATTCATAAAGGTATTTAGAGTGCCTATTCCTCGCAAAATATCTAGTTTTAAACCATTACTTACAAATCTTGCTCAAACCTCCCATTATCAAGTGGTCTTTACTGGACTGCAATTGGGACTACAAGAACATCTTATTTTGAGAGGAATCGACTCAAGATTTATTTCAGATTCGGTTGGATTATTATGTAGTTCGGCATCACTTCCTGGAAGTTCTTTTGCAACAAGCGATATTGTTGGAAACTATATGGGAGTTTCTGAAAAGTTTGCACACACTAGAATCTTCACTCAGATTGATTTTGAGTTTTATGTAGATACTGAATATAAATCCTTGAAGTTTTTGGAACATTGGATGGAATATATTTCTAATGGATCTACAGCTTCTACAGACAATGCTGGATACTATTTTAGAATGATGTATCCTACAGAATATAAAACAAATCAGGTAAAAGTTATAAAATTCGAAAGAGATTATAAGAGACAACTTGAATATACTTTTTATGGATTATTTCCAATAGCATTGAACTCTACAGTTGTAACTTATCAAAATTCTGATATTTTAAAAGCAAGTGCAACTTTTAACTATGAAAGATATGTTTGTGGCCCAACTTTAAGTTTAAACCGATATCAAAATACTGATAATAATAAAGACCCATCTAGCATTAATCAATACAGCGCCTCACCAAACAGTTTTAATAGTAATGTCGGACCAGAAAATTTGATTTATAGGAATCTAAATGTTCTTACTGGGCAAGCGGTCAATCCTACTCCACCTGGAGGATTTGGTAATAATGGAAGTGTTAATGATGCGATATTGGGTTCGGTAGGTGCAGTATCAAATAGTTTAAATGG